ATGAAGTGAATCAGGAATTGTTGGAGGCGTTGGAAACAGCAGTGCGTCAGATCAATCACAACGTGATGATGACGGCTAAAGAATTGCGCCAGTGCGAATCCGCCATTGCAAAAGCCAGGAGCGCATCATGACGAAACACACACCGGGGCCGTGGCACGTTTCTAATGGCGTACAGATTCGTAGTGAACGGCATCAAATTGCCAAAGTCTGGATGATGCGTGATGGAGAGGGAAACGCAAACGCCCGTCTAATCGCAGCCGCGCCTGATCTGTTGGAGGCGCTGAAAGGGTTTTCCAGTTATGTGCGTGACGAGCAAAACTCAACGGACGGCGCAGTCACATACAGCACAACGACCATCAATCACTGGGCGTTTCTTGCCCGCGCCGCCATCGCCAAAGCAACAGGAGAACAAGCATGAACACAGGTGGCCCCGCGTTTCCAAGCCACGGCAGCATGGGCGAAGTCGTGCAAGAAGGCATGACCCTGCGCGACTACTTTGCGGCTAAGGCGATGCAATCAATTTTGTATTCAGAACGAATGATGGGCGTAATTGGCACAAACATTTATGAACATCGTTGCGCGGAAGACGCCTACAAAGTGGCAGACGCCATGCTGAAAGCGAGAGAAGCATGACCGACCTTGAACGCTACAAGCATCTCCTTGCCACGCACGACTGGGGTTATCAATACTCAGACGACTACGGTGCTTGGCTCAAAGGCAAACAAAGCTGGGAATCGATCGTTGGTCTTGGCGCCAAGCTCGATCCCGACTGGGCAATCTTCAACCAGTACATCCCCGAGGCGTACAAGAAAAAGGATCAATCATGAGAGAGTCACACATCAGAACCCCGCGCACACTTGCCGATTGTGAGTTTCGCGTTGGCTACCGAGAAGCGCGGCCATACAAAACCCTAGACGAAATCGGTGAGCAAGTCGTCGCATACGCGCTGGCATTTGCATGCGGATTCGTTATTGCCGTCATGGTGTTTGCATGACAGGAGCTGTATGCACTGTCCTTTGTGCAACGTCTGGACATCCGTACTTGAGACTCGGAAACGTCCTGACGGTTCCATCAGGCGTCGGTATGAATGCGCCAACCTACACCGCTTTACAACCATCGAAACAATCTATGTCACAAGCAAACAAAACACAAATTGCGGGCAGTCACTACAAGGGAAAAGCAATTCAACCTTGGGATTACATCGCCGCGAATGAACTTGGCTACTTTGAAGGGAACATCGTCAAGTACGTGTCCCGCTGGCGACAGAAAGGAGGCGTAGAGGATCTGCGCAAAGCTGCGCACTACCTGCAAAAGCTCATTGAGCTGGAAACCCAAATCAACGACGACAAAGATCGTTGTGATTTTTCTAAAACCTAACCCACGACAGGACTAACCAAAATGGCTTTCAACCTTCAATCCATACAACGAACAAAGCGCATGCGTGCGCCAAAGATTGTCATTGCCGGTCCCGGCAAGATTGGCAAAACAACCTTTGCAGCACACGCCCCCAACGCTGTCGGAATTTTGACAGAGGATGGCGCAGACGCGGTCGATGCTGCGGCCTTTCCTTTGTGCAAAACGCTAGACGATGTGTATTCCGCAATCGCCACCCTGCTGAAAGAGGAGCACGGCTATGAAACCGTGTTTCTTGATTCGCTGGATTGGCTGGAGCCCTTGCTACACAACCATGTTTGCGCTGCCAACAAATGGCCCAACATCGAAGCACCAGGCTACGGCAAGGGCTACGTTGCTGCGGCAGAGGAATGGCGCAATTTGCTCTCGGGCTTAGAGGCGCTGCGCCAGCAACGCAACATGGCTGTGATTTTGATCGCGCACGACAAAATCAAACACTTTGAGTCGCCCCTGCATGATGGCTATGACCAGTATGTCCTAAAGCTGCATGACCGCGCTGCCGCGTTGGTTCAGGAATGGGCTGATGTGATTGGCTGGGCTAACTACCGCATCGTCACGACGCAATCTGACGCGGGCTTTGGCAACAAAGAAACCAAGGCACGCACGACCGGCGAGCGCATTCTGCACATCGAGCCGCATCCGGCTCACATGGGCGGCAATCGCTTTGGCCTCAAGAATATGCCTCTCACCTGGGAGGCATTCTCCGCCGCACTCGCGGCTAACTTTAACCCTGCCACCAAGGAGTAACAACGATGGCAACCTTTAACTTCAACGCATCTACCGTCGAGCCGATGCAACCTCGCAGCTTTGAACCGCTGCCTAATGGCGACTATGAAATGATCGCCACCAAGAGCGACGTAAAGCCCACCAAGGCTGGCACTGGCAACTACCTTGAGGTAGAGATGCAAGTGGTGTCTGGTGAGTACAGCGGACGCCGCCATTGGGAGCGTTACAACATCGACAACCCCAACAAGCAAGCCGAGGACATTGCCAAAGCTGCGCTGGCTGGTTTGTGCATGTCAGTGGGCAAGCCCGACATTTCGGACAGCGCCGAACTGCATGACATTCCTTTTGTCGCTCACATTGAGATTGATCGCAAAGACCCGACGCGCAATCGAATTGTAGGGTACACGGCTATTTTTAAGGGGCCGGTGGTTAACAACACCAAGCCCGCTGCCGCACCAGCAGTGAACAAGAAGCCCTGGGAATAAAACAACGGGGCCGAAAGCGGATAGCTGGCAGCGCGTACGCAAGGCAATTGCACCAGCCGCAGCGAGTAGGCCCCACCTCTGAAAGACACCAATGGCAGGCTTTTCAAAATTCAATGTAGTTCGGCAAAACATTGCTGCCTATAAGGCAGAGTCTAATAACAATCAACGAATGCTTAATCACAGGCAAATGTGTTGGAAATGTCAAAAAGAAAAACCGCTAAAAGGAGCAACGATGAAATTCTTTGGAAGCGTGCGAATGCTCATTTGCGCTGATTGCGTGACATCAAAGAAAGCCAAAGATGACAGCACTACCTGACTCACAACATACAACCGCGTACCAGATCGTTCGCTGGTACGAATCGCAACCGCAAGAACATCGCCCTCACATGGGCGCGTCCATCATTGGGCACCCATGCGAACGGCATATTTGGCTCACCTGGCGCTGGGCTTTAACGCCTTCGTTTCCAGGTCGCATCCTGCGCTTGTTTGACACCGGCAAACGCGAGGAAGCACGCCTGCTAGAAGAACTGAAAAACATCGGAGCACAAGTCTGGGAAAAGGATCCCGAGACAGGCGAGCAATGGAACATCTCCGATTTTGACGGGCATTTTGGAGGTTCGCTTGATGGCGTGGCAAAGGGTTTGCCAGAGGCTCCAAAGTCGGTTGCCGTTTTGGAATTCAAGACGCACAGCAACAAATCATTCAACGATCTGGTTAAGAAGAAAGTGCGCGAGAGTAAGCCGCAGCACTTTGATCAGATGACCGTCTACATGGGAAAGATGGAAATCGACCGCGCCCTATACATGGCGGTCAACAAAGACACTGACGATTTGTACACCGAGTGGGTGCATTTTGACGAGGACAGATATGCCGTCTTGCTTGCTAGAGCAAAGGGCTTGATCGAATCCAGTTCACCGCCCCCGCGCATGACGGATGACCCGGCTTACTTCCAATGCAAGATGTGCAACTTTTGGAAGCACTGCCATGGTGGCGTGGCTGCTGAAGCCAACTGCCGTACATGCTGCTACTCATCGCCAGTCGCAAATGCCGAGTGGGAATGCTCAAAGATCAAATGCAAGTTGACTGAGCAAGAGCAGCGCGAAGGTTGCGACCAGCACCTCATGATTCCCGGTTTGATTCCTTACGCGGAGCCGACTGACGGTGGGGAGGCATGGGTGGCGTACAAGCACAAGACCACTGGCGTCATGTTTGTGAATGGTCCAGAGGGCATCAAAGACTACGGGCCTGTGTTCTCAAGCAAAGAACTGCACAACTGCCCAGGAGAACTAATTGCTGATGTCATCAAGTACAAGGATGAGTTTCCAGTTACCAAGGTGTTAAGTGGTGACGTTGAAGATCCGTTTGACTTGAATAGCATATCGACGCACCCAGACGACATTCCAGTCAAAGCGCCTGACAAGACAAAAAAGGAGCAGGCTCGCAAGGTCAAGGCGGCTGTGAATTCGTTGGAGATGGGCAAGTGAACAAACTTCTGACACGTATCCGCGCCTTGATTGAGGAGGACGGCGAGTGTTGGACATGGCAGGGCGCGTTACAAACCACTTCGCCCGTTCCAACCATGAACTTCAATGGGAAGGTTTCAAGCGTTCGCAGACACATCTTGGAAGCCAAGGGTGTTGAAGCAAACGGCAGATTGGCGACCTACTCATGCGGCAATCAGCTCTGCGTCAATCCTGACCATGTGATTCTAATTACCCGCAAAAAACTCCAGCAACGCACAGCCAAGACGCTCAACTACCAGATCAACCCACTGAGGCGTAAACGCATCTCTGAGAAAGCGAGACAGCACGCAAAGATAACCAACGAAATCGCAAATCAAATCAGAGAAGCAAGCGGCACTCAGCGACAGATTGCCGCGCAGTTTGGAGTAAGTCAGGCAACAGTAAGCGTCATCCGTCGCGGCCTCACCTGGCAGGACTACAACAATCCTTTTGTTCAACTGTTTCAGGTGAAATTCAAATGAGTCTGACTATCGGTATCGACCCTGGCATGAAAGGCGCCGTCGCCATCATTAACGACAAAGGAAATCTGATCGAGGTTTGGGATATGCCCGTTGTGGAGGTCAAAGTGGGCAAGTCCTTGAAGTCTCGCATCTCGCCAGAATTGCTGGCTAATGAGCTGCGTGCATTTGATGATGCAAAGATGGCATACATGGAGGCTGTGTCATCTAGCCCTCAGATGGGCGTGTCCTCGGCGTTCGCGTTCGGGGAAGGGTTCGGCATCGTCAAGGGTGTGTTGGCCGCGCTTGGCATTCCCTGTCAGCTTGTTCCGCCTGCTAAGTGGAAGCGGGACATGCAACTGAACGCAA